ATGGGGGACGGAGGATTCGGCTGGCAGCGGCTGAAGGGGCGTTCCAGACTCCGGATCGACGCGCGGGTGGAGGGGAGGCAGGGGGCCAGCCCCCTCTTTGCGCTGACGCGCAAATTCACCCCCGGGATATTTATGGAAGAATGAAGGGAAAGCGGGGGCTCGGAGGGGTTGAGGCATTCCATCGAGCGGGCGCGACAATACCCGAAGATCCCGGGGAAGATCGCGCGAACGGGCGCGGATCGCGACCCGCACACCCATAAGGGTGTGAACTCATGTTTCAGGAGAGTGGTACCGCCTTCCCGGTTCGAACGGGAGACCCCCAGATCCACAATTTTTGCGAGGATATTGAAAAACAAGGGATTTCCTGCAAACCGACGAAAAGCAAAGGGCTTTCGGATCAACAGGTTATAAATAGCCTGCAAACCGAAACCAGCCGCCGGAAATCGGGCAACATCATTTCCCGCGCGATGGCCCCCCGACACAAGCGCATGTCGCGGATGCTGGGCTACAGCCTTATTCTGGGCACATCTGAGGCATGGCAAGCCTTCGGCCTTATCGCTGCGGCACGACTGAGCGCGGGCGAACGCGCCGCGCTGGCGGCTGTCGTCCTCGCGACCCTTGACCACGGCGAGGCCACAAGTATCGCCGCCGCGGTTATCGGTGCGGCCGGCGATCCACTGCCCGCATTCCTCGGTGGAATGCATGATGCGCGGAATTGGTCACAGTGGGCGAGCGCGGAAGAACTCAAGGCTTATGCCCTTGCCGCTTTCGAGGCCATGGCCCCGGCAGATCAGGCGCGGTTCTTTCATTATATTGGCTCGGTCGCGATATGACCGAAGTCGAGGTCGATCAAATTCTCACCTTGCAATGGCCGGCCGTGGTCAGGCGAGCGATGGCCGAGGGCGATGCATGGAGCCGGAAGTTCGCATGCTCGATCGCTCGCCAGGGTAAGCGCCCCGGCTGGATGCCGACCCCCAAGCAAGAGTTCCTGATGCGCGCCGCCCTGGCCGAGATGGGCGGCGGCGATGCCGAGGAATGGTCCCCGATCGACCCGGAGGACACGCCATGATCCGCTGAACGGGTGCAAGTAACTTGCGGCGCGCGGGCGTCGCATCGGCTGGCGGTGGGGTTCACGGGTTACATGGGCCGCCAAGCCTAAAGCGCAACCGATGGAACGGGCCAAGGCGCGAGCAGTCAGGGCGATAGCCCTGTCGGCGCGGTGAAAATCCGCAGGGGCAGCTATTCCGGCAATGCCGGTCTCTCCAAGCCCCAAGGCCCCGCTGGCCCCCTCACGCCAGCGAACATGGGAGAGCGGACCATGCCGAGGGAAAGGCAGGTCTGGCCTAAGCGACGGCCCGGCTCCGTTCGGATGAGCAGGCAAGATCGTGAAGGTCAGGGCGGGAGGCGGGTTTTCAACCCCGCTGCTTAACCCGCTTTCTGACCTTCGCTCAGACCCTCACCATTCGGATGGGGCGCAACATAGGATAGGACTCGATATGAGCAATGATGCACAGAAAAGCTGGAAAAAAGCCTCGGACGCGGCATTTGACGCCGCCATTTCCCAAGCGGAAATGCGCATTGCTGAAAGCGAAGCGCATATCGAGAGGGCAAGGAACGCAGCCAGCGAACCCGCCGCACTGACCGACCTCGACCACGCTTCCGCCAGCACCGCCGCAGCTGACCGGCTGATGGATGCTGCCGAGGCATTGCGCCCGAGTGAAAATGAGATCGGGGACAGATATGCGGATCAAGTTTGAGCTCGACGCCTCCATTTCGGGGATCATGGAGGACGAAATCCGCTTGGCGGAACGTGCGATTACGGCCGGTGTGAAAGATACCGCCGAGCACGTGCAGAAACGGTGGCGCGGACAAATAGTTGCGGCGGGTCTTGGCGATCGGCTAGCGCGGGCTATCCGCAAGCGCAATTTCCCGGATAAGGGCGACTCCATTTCCGCGGCGTCACTGGTCTATGCCCAGCCAAACCGGAAGCAATCTGCCAGTGCGGCCGATGTGATAAATGCCTTTGACAAGGGCGCCTTGATCCGATCGCAGCATGGCATGTTCCTGGCGATCCCCACCCCTGCGGCAGGCCGAAACCCACGCGGAGCGAGGATGACGCCGCAGCTTTGGGAGAAGCGCACGGGCCTCAAGCTCCGTTTCGTGCCGAGGCGCACGGGGCCTAGCTGGCTGGTCTTGGACAAGGCGCGGATCAACGTGAAGGGCGCTGCCGTGGCAGATCGGCGGAGACGGCGCAAGGCGTTGAAGACTGTCGAGAAGGCAGAGGTCATATTCTTCCTTGTGCCGCAAGTCAGCCTGAAGAAGCGCATCGACCTCGCTCGCGATACGCGGGATGCCGGCGATCGTCTGGTTCGCGCGGTCATGGCGCGGTGGAGATGAGCGCCCGGCGGGTCCTTCCCGACTGAAATGGTAGCGGGGCGCGGAGGCGCGGCATATCGGGCGATGCAGAAATCCGTAAGGGGGTTAAATCAAGTTGTTGAAAATATTAACAGAACTTGAGCTTGGCGGGGAGGTCACCCACCGGATTTCCGGCCCTGACATGTGCGAACTTTTAGCGATATCTCCCGCCGCCCTTTCGGACCTGAAGAAACGTGGCATTGCGGTTCGCCTCGGCCATGATTCCTATGATCTCGGCGCGACCATCTCTGCCTATGTCATGCATCTTCGGGGTGTTGCTTCGGGCCGGGGCGGCGAGGAACATACCGCAAGCCTGACGGCGGAGCGCGCCCGCCTTGCCAAGGAACAGGCCGACGCCCAGGCATTGAAGAATGCGGCCCTTCGCGGCGAAATGGTTTCCGCCTCGGAGGTCACCCGCGCATGGGCCGAGGTGCTGCGACAGGTGCGATCCCGCGTCCTCGCTGTGCCATCCCGCATCCGTTCCGCCTTGCCACATCTCAATGCCTCCGAAGTCGCCTCGATCGACCGGGAACTGCGCACCGCTCTTGAGGACCTTGCCCATGCCGACGATTGACCAGATCCGGACCGAGGCCCTGCGCGCCCTGATGCCGCCGCCGCGTCTGCGCCTTTCCGACTGGATAGAGCGCGAAGTTTGTCTGCCCGAGGGCGTATCGAGCCAGCCCGGCCCGGTGCGCCTCTGGCCGTTCCAGCGCGAGATTGCCGACGCGATCGGCGATCCGCTGATAGAGCGCGTAACGCTGGTGAAGCCTGTGCGTGTCGGCTTCACCACGCTGTTGACCTCGGCCATTGCGAGCTTCGTTGCCAACGATCCTGCGCCCATTCTCTGCCTGCTGCCCGCCGAATCCGACTGCCGCGACTATGTGGTTTCGGATATCGAGCCGATCTTCAGCGCCTCGCCCGCCGTCGCCAGCGCCCTGTCCGGTGATCTGGACGAGGCAGGCCGCAATACGCTGCTGTCGCGCCGCTTCCCCGGCGGCTCGCTCAAGGTCGTCGCTGCCAAGGCCCCGCGCAACCTGCGCCGGCACAATGTCCGCATGCTGATGATGGACGAGGTGGATGGCATGGCCCCGACCGCCGAAGGCTCGCCCATCCTGCTGGCCGAACGCCGAACCCTGTCCTTCCCGGATCGCAAGATCGTCCTCGGCTCGACCCCGGTGCATGAGGAGACGAGCCACGTCCTGCGCGCCTATGCCCAATCCGATCAGCGCATATTTGAGGTGCCGTGCCCCTGCTGCGGGATCTTCGAGGAAATCACCTGGGATCAGATCACATGGCCCGAGGGGCAACCCGAGGCCGCGTGCTGGCGCTGCCCGAACTGCGCCGAGGAGATCGAGGAGCGCCACAAGCCGCAGATGATCGAGGAAGGCCGCTGGCGCGCCACGGCGCCGCAGGTGCAGGGCCACGCCGGTTTCCGCATGAACGCCCTGATCAGCCTTCACGCGAACGCCGCATGGGGCAAGCTGGCGACCGAGTTCCTGTCGGCCAAGGACGATCCGACCACCTTGCAAACCTTCGTCAACACGATCCTCGGGCAGGGCTGGCGCTCCGAGGGCGATGAACTGGATGAAGGCGGCATGGCGGCGCGCGCCGAGGACTTCGGGCTGACATTGGTTCCGGCCGAGGTTCTGGCGCTGACGGTGGGATGCGACGTGCAGCACGACCGGCTTGAGTTGACCTATGTCGGCTGGACCGAGGCGGGCGGCATGCTGATCCTCGCCCATAGGGTGATCTGGGGCGCGTTCGACGCCGATGAAACATGGGCTGAATTGGAAATACTCCTGCGCGAACGCTTTCCGCATGCGCTTGGCGGCAAGATCGCGATCGACGCCACGGCGATCGACGCGGGCGACGGGACCTCAATGAACGCCGTGACGGCCTTCTGCCGTCCCCGCACCGCACGAAAAATCTTTGCGATCAAGGGCGCAGCTGGAAACAGGCCAGTAATCGAACGGGCCGGATCAAAGACAAAGACCGGCGCCCGGCTCTGGATTGTCGGCGTGGATACGGTGAAGATACAGCTTTTCGCCCGCCTTCCGCGCGCGGGCCACGTGCGGTTCTCAGCCGATCTGCCCGCCGTATGGTATGAACAGGTCGCGTCGGAGCGCGCCGTGGTGCGCTATTCCCGAGGCCAGCCGGTGCGGAACTTCGAGCGCATCCCCGGCAAGCGCGCCGAGGCGCTGGACTGCACCGTTTACGCCTTCGCCGCCCGGCAGATGGTGAACATTAACCCGGATCAGCGACGATCCGATCTTGCGACAGTCGGCGCGCTTCCGGGGCAAGTCAGGCCGCCAATTCTTCAGTCTTCATGGATGAAACGAAATTAAGCCTTTGTGAGGTATAACATTATGACGCTTCCCCGCAGATATCTGTTCACGGTTTTTGAAATAGCTGCGCGCCTCCGCTGCGCGCCGGCGGACATCATTGAATTTTCCATGATGGACAGGATCAGGCTGTCCGCCCGAATCCCTTTTTCCGAGGCGATCAATTTTTGCGGGCTTGCCCATATTCAGGCTTCGGAAGTTTTCGATCTGTTCCCCCGCGACGGATCGATCGCTAGGCCGGCACGAATCCGCATGTTTCTGCCCGATGAATCGCCTGATGGCTGGAAAGTCATTCCGCGCGAGGAAGCCATTGTGCTTGAGGCGCGCGATATCCTGATCACCGCCGGCGAGATCGAGAAGTTCGAGATCGAGTGTGAGCTTGTCCCGAGGAATCCGAACTATCGCGGCGGGAAATCAAATTGGGATTGGGATGGGTTCTATTCTGCCCTGATCATGCGAATCCATAATCATGGCCTGCCGGAGCACCAAAAGGATCTGGTGGACGAAATGCTTGGCTGGTTCGAGCGGCGATCGGACACCGGTGAAACACCGGACCCGAGTTGCCTCCGCAAGAAGATCGCGGTGTTCTGGCGTGAGCTGAATCCGGGATAAGGCTGCGTCGCCTCGGGGCTTACTTGATTCACCCGAAAGCCGCCAGCAACTCGGCGAGTGCTGCTTAACCCCGAGAGCCTGCGGCGCATATTTCCATGCGCGCGGCAGGCACCAGCCCTCGCAAGGCACGGGGCGGAAGGCTCCGCATTGACAAAAAACCCAGATGAACCTCAAATAAGGTTCGATTCTATCCCGTTTTCCGGACAGTCAATGCGCACGATCAGCACACAGAGAATTTCGACCGAAGCCCTTGCCGCGTTTCTGGGCGTGAAGCTCGAAACCTTCAAGACTTGGCGCAAGCGTGGCGGGCTGCTGCCTGATCAGGCGCCGGGGAAAGGCAAGACCGCTGAATGGGGCTTCGGCGACTGCCTGAAAGCATATGCTGCCAAAGTGCTGATCGAGGCCGGAGCAAGCACGATCACGGCGGCGACGTTTGCGAATGGAGCAGACGCTTTCGAGACCTTTATGAAGGGGACGCCTTTGCACGCGCCGCCCGGTATCGGGGGCCTTGAGGCGATTTCTCTTGAGGATTTCGGCCGCGAACTGGCCGATTGGTTTTGCCACCATATTGCGGCAACCCTCGATCCTGAAACAGGCTATGGCGGCCCTGATGCTTATGCCGCTGCGAAGGCGGATTTCGAGATGCAGATTCGCCGCATTCGGGGGCTCTGATGGGCTTTTGGGGGCGCATCTTCAAACGATCTGTGGGCGTCGAGGCTGGCGCGGGCGGCCGGAGATGGGAAGGTGCATCTGCCCTGACCGCGCCCGCTTCGCAGACCCTTGGCGCGCGCGGCCCGGCCAAGGCGCGGGCATCGGGCGTTTATGCGAACACGCCCTATGGGCAACGGATTGTCGAGGTCTGGGCATCCAACCTGGTGGGCGGCAAGGGCTGGCAAGCCCGGCCGCAGTATCCCGACCCGGAAATCCGCCGATCTCTGGCCGAGGGGTTCGAGGCGCTTTTTCGGCCGCTTATGCTGCCGCTGGCCCGCGGTCTCGTGCGCGATGGCGAGGCTTTCGTGCAGACCTTTGTCGCAGCGGACGGCACGTTTCGCGTCAGATTGCTGTCCGCCGACCAGATCGATCCGAGCCTGACCCGAGACCTGGGCGCCGGGCGCCGGATCGTGGCGGGGGTGGAACTGGACCCGAACGACGAGCCGATCGCGTATCATGTTCTGCGCGATGCGCCCGACCAGCCCTTTGGCTTCTATGGCGCGCCGGTGCGGGTGCCGGCATCGGACATTCTGCATGTCTATGACACGCAGTTTCCGGGGCAGGTGCGCGGCCTGTCGTGGCTGTCGCCCGTTCTGTTGAAGCTCCGCGATCGGGACGAGGCTTCCGACGCCATGTTGATGGCGCTGAAAGTGCAGTCGCTGATCACTGGCTTCATCCGCGACCCCGAAGGCGGATCGGCGGGGTTCGATGGTGACGGCGCCGCCGGGGCGCTGAACGTTTCGCTCGAACCTGGTGCGATGCGGGTGTTGCCGCCTGGCGCTGATGTCACGTTCTCGACTCCCGGTCAGGGACTGCAACAGGCCATTGAGTTTCTGCGCACCCAAGATCGCGAAATCGCAGCCGGAACCGGGTTAACCGCCGAGATGCTGAGCGGCGACCTGTCGCAGACTAACTATTCATCGGCCAGAGTCGGTATCCTGGAAGTCCGCCGGCGGTGTGAGGCGCTGCAACGCAGCCTGATCGAGGCGCAATTTCTGCTGCCACTCTGGCGGCGCTGGATCGAGGTCCGTGCCTTGGCGGGCGATTTTCAGCGCGAGCAGGCCGAGCAATACAAGGCCGTGCGGTTCGTGCCGCCCGGCTGGCAGTGGGTCGATCCTCGCAACGAGGTCGAGGCCGAGATTGCAGCGATCGGCGCGGGGCTAAAGAGCCGGGAAGAGTCTGTCGCCGCCCGCGGCCGAGACATCGACGAGCTGGACGAGGAGCGCGCCCGCGACCGTGAGCGCCAGCAACAGGAGCCGAAGCCATGACCCTGCATCTGCGCGCCGCCGCGCCTGCCGTTTCAAGCGTCAACCTGGAAGCCCGCACCGTTGAGGCGATCGCCAGCACGGGGGCCGAGGTGCGCCGCAGCGGCTTCACCGAGCGCCTGGACCTGGCCGGCGCTGACCTGTCCCGCTTGATCGGCGCTCCGGTTCTGGACGCGCACCGCGCAAGCTCGACCAAAGATCAACTGGGCGTCGTTGACGCGGCCGAGGTCCGGCCAGAGGGGCTCTGGGTCCGCCTGCGCTTCCGCTCAAATGACGCCGCAAGGGCGGTGCTGGCGGATATCGCGGACGGCACCCTGCGCGGCCTGTCGATCGGCTACAGCGTCGAGACCTGGACGGAAACCCGCCGTGGCAAGGATCGCATCCGCACCGCAGCCAAGTGGCAACCCATTGAAATTTCAATCGTGCCTGTGCCGGCAGATCCGGCAGCGGGCTTCAGGAGCGAGGACATTCCCATGCCGGAAACCCAGGAAAACCATGATGCGGGCACCATGACGCGCGCCCAGATCAACGCGGAAATCCGCAGCATCGCGGCGACGGCCAGCCTCGATCAGGCTTGGACCGATGCTCAGATCGACGCCGAAACCACGGTCGAGGCCGCCCGCGCCGCGGCCTTCGAGGCAATGCGCCAGCGCGGCGCGGAACAGAATGTGCGCACCACCCGCGCCCATGTCGGGTTCAGCCATGACGACCCAGCGGTGATCGCCACCCGCGCCGGCGAGGCTTTGTTCGCCCGCTCGCATCCCGAACATCAGCTCTCGCCCGAATCGCGGCAGTTCGCCTATGCCAGCTTCATCGACCTGGCCCGAGATTCGTTGCGTCGATCGGGTGTCAGCCTGACCGGCCTTGCGGCGGAAGGCATCATCACCCGCGCGTTGCACGTGAACGGCGACTTTGGCCTGATCCTGGGCGATGCCGTGGGGCGCAATCTTCGCCAGTCTTATCAGTCCGGCCCGGCCGGGGTGCGCCAGGCCGCGCGGCAAAGCACGGTGCGCGATTTCCGGCCGAAATCCAAGGTCGGGCTGGGCTCCGCGCCGAACCTGATCCATGTGCCCGAGGCTGGCGAGTTCCCGCACGGCACCATGACGGAAACCGGCGAGAAATACGCTGCCCAGACCTTCGGCCGCATCTTCGGGATTTCGCGTCAGGCGCTGGTGAACGATGACCTCGGCGCCTTTTCCGCGCTGCCGAAGTTGATGGGGGAGGCCGCGCGGGACTTCGAGAACGCCTACCTTGCCAATATGGTTTCCAGCAACCCGGCAATGGCGGACGGGATGCCGGTGTTCGACGCGACTCGGAACAATGCCGATACCGATGATGACCTTTGGCAGGTGATCGCCAATGCCATCACCGCCGGTTCGGCTGACACGACCGTGAAGAATCTGGCGTTCACCGCACTCGCGGCGATCCGCACCGCCATGCGTCTGCGCAAGGGGCCGGGCGGGCAGTTCATCGATGCGGCTCCGAGCTATGTTCTGGTGCATCCGCTCTTCGAGAATATCTTCGAGCGCATGATCTCCAACCTGCGCGGTAGCCTCTACGGCGCCCCGAATGCCTTCCCGGCCGACTTGAAACTTCTGGTGGACCCCCGCCTGCCGAGCAATGCGTGGTATTTCGCGGCGGACCCCAGCAAGGTCGAAGGGCTGGAATATTCCTACCTCGAGGGCGCCCCCGGCCCGCAGATCGAGACCCGCACCGGCTTCGAGATCGACGGGGTGCAGACCAAGGTCCGCCTCGATTTCGGCGCCGGCTGGGTGGATTGGCGCGGCTGGCATCGGCTGATCATCAGCCCGACCGAGTTGCCTGTTTCTGACAGCGATATGATCTTTGGCCTTCTCGCCGGCACGGAAGACTGAGGCCATGCCTTCTGCCGAAGAACTGATCTCCATGCGGGACGCGCTGCTGCGCGCCCGCGCCTCGGGCACCCGCTCCGTGACCTTCTCCGATGGCCGCAAGGTCGAATACATGACCGGAGCGGAACTGGCGGCGGCTATCACTGACCTCGAGCGACGCATCGCCGCGGCCGCCTCCGCGCGCCCCGGCAGCGTTCGGTTCTCCACCAACAAGGGATTTTGAAGATGAAAAACTACCTCTATTCGGGCGACTCCCTTTATCTGCCCGTGGATTTTGATGCCAAGGCCGGCGACGTGGTTGTGGCCGGCAAGCTCGTGGGCGTGGCCTCGGCTGACGCAACCGCAGGCGATCGGGTTGTTCTGGTCACGCGCGGCGTGTTCTGGATCAACAAGACCGCAAACGACGTTTTTGCGATCGGCGATGCGGTGTATTGGAACGCGACCACTAAGCGCGCCACGGCCACGGCAACCGGAAACGCCCTGATCGGCGTGGCGACCGAACCCGCAGTGGCGAGCGCCAGCGTCATTCAAGTCAAGGTGGGCTAGGGCTCTATCGCCATGTCGGGGCCCCAGAGCTCGCCTATTCTTACGGTCTTGATTTTGCCTTTGCGCAGGGTCAGCCGTTCGACTGTTCCGGCCTCGGCAAGCCGCTCGTTCAGTGCCAGCACCTTCGCGGGGCGATCTTCTGGCAAGGTATTGAATAGGTCGAGAAGCGCGGCATGGCCTAAGATTTCGTCAATGCTAGGTGGATTCGGCGGCGGGAACTTCTCTTCCAGAATCGCGACGATCTCCGCGTTCATGGATCGGTTGTTCGCTTCTGAGGCCGCCTTGATCCGGTCCCGCATCCCATCAGGGAGCCGGAGCATGAACTTGTCGGAAAGGGTGCGCTTCTCGATTTCAGACATAGTGTGTCCATTGGACATAAAATTGCGATTGACTCAATAGAGTCCAAAGGACATCATTCGGACAGGTCTTATGCGAAAGAGGAACCAACCATGAAACCTGACAACAAACTGACCTTGAACGCGGCCCGAAGCCTGACAGATGCCCAAATCAAAGACGTGTTTAGCGAGGCGGCTGCGACGATTGATCTCATTCAGCGCGAGACAATGATCATTCTCGCAGTGCTGAGAGAGCGAGAAGTGAAGCTCCCACCGGATCTGGCGGGAAATCCGGTGCTGAAAGCCTTGGAAAAAATTGGAAAAAATATGGCGAGGGAGGGCAACGGTGAATAACGCAGTCCAGTTCAAACTGGTCATTCCTGCAGACGTAAAGGAATGGCTGGCTATGCAGGCCGTGAAGAACATCCGTTCGCAGGGCGGCGAAATCGTCGCGATCCTTCGCCAGCACATGGCGCAAGAGGCGGAGGCCTGACATGGCAACCCCGCTGCCCTTCCGTGTTCCTGATCTCAAGCGGCTGGTGAAGGCGACCCAAGACATGGGCCTGCCCGTCACCGGCATTGTGATCGCTCCGGATGGCAGCATTCATGTCCAGACGCAGGTGGCAAAGGCCGACAGCGCTGACGCTGCCTTGGAAAGCTGGATGAAACGCAATGGCTAGGGTGACAATCAAGGGCGTTAACACGGTTCGTAAGCGGCTCTCGGGCGGCAAGGTGAAGGTGTATCGCTATCACCGGGCGACCGGCACCTTGCTTCCGGGGGAGCCGGGCAGCCCCGAGTTTCTGGCCGCTTGGCTGGAAGCCGAGAAGATCCCGGCCCGCGATACCGGCACCATTGCCGCGCTGATCCGCGACTATACCACCGGCCGCAAATTCACCCATACCAAGAAGGGACGCCCGAAAGCGCCTTCGACCATGAAGGAATACCTTCGGCTTCTGACGGTGATCGAAGCGCGCTTTGGCACCCTACCCATCAAGGCCTTGGAAAGCCCGAAGGTGAACGCGCTGTTCATCGACTATCACGAGGAAATCGCCTTGGACCGGCCGCGCGAGGCAGACAACCGCATGACAGTTTTCTGCGCGGTGCTCAATGAAGCAAAACGGCGTGGACAGATCATGCGGAACCCGCTGGAAGGCTTCGAGCGCGCCTATGTCTCAGACAGGTCGGAAATGATCTGGACCGAAGCCGACATTGCGAAATTCATGGCCGTCGCGCCGCTTGAACTGCAACAGGCGCTGATTCTCGCGATCCACACCGGGCAGCGATATGGCGACCTGATCCGCCTGCGCTGGCAGGACTATGACGGGGCGGTGATCCGGCTTGTCCAGTCAAAGGGCAAGAGAAAGGTGCCGGTGCCCGTCTCCGCCGCCTTGAAACGGATGCTGGACGGTATGGCGCGGCAAGGGCCGTTCATTCTGACTCGCGCCGACGGCCGCCCGTGGCATACCGAGCGCAACGATAAGGAGCTCGGGAAGGCATGGCGAAAGCACATGGAGACCGCGTGCTTTTATCCCCGCCCTTTCGAGGAACTGACCAAGGAAGAAAAGCAGGGCTTCCTGCATTTTCACGACCTCCGCGGAACCGCTGTCACGCTGCTGGCAGAGGCTGGATGCGAGATACCGCAGATCTGCGCGATCACCGGTCATACGCTGGAAAGCGCGACCCGGATTTTGCGGCACTATCTCGCCTCTACCGAGGCGATCGCGAAGGCCGCGATTCTGCGCTTTGAGAACGCACCGGAAACGGCTTTTGCAAACCGGATGCAAACCACGGCACAGGCCAGCAATGGCAGGAAAGAAAAAGGATAG